AAAGGGTGCAAGTGCCTCTGTTCAATTTGAATGGGTTGTTTCCCACAAAGAGGGATTACAACAATTAATGAAAATGATAAGTGAAGATACTGCCTCTGCCTATGAATGGGCGGGGAATAAATCTCCAGCATCATACGAACACGGGGAATCAACGGGTGAAATGGCTACTGTTATAATCAGTAATCCAAATACCGGGGATGACCGGGTCTTACATTCTGCGGTGCTTACTGAATTAAATCTATCTCTGGATAGTGGAAGTGAAGGCGGTAGGTTGGTTGCAAGCGGTACATTTTACTCCGGCTACAAACCAACATTAGGAGCAGATACGGTAAGCCCCGGTGGGACAGAAACTGCATTTGTGAAAACAATCTTTGACTGTACAACAAAACAGTTAGGCGGTTCAGATGTGGTGGCAAAATCATTCAATGTAAATTTCGCTTTTCCGGCAGTAAGGTTAGGTTTTCAAGGTGCGAGTGCTGAAGCCGAACAATACGGTAGAGGTGGCGAGGTTGTTTGTTCGGGTAGTGCAAGTGTTAAATATGATGCTAATACTGATGGTGAATTAGCAGGGTTTTTAGCAGGAAGTTCAAAGGCAGTTACTTTTGGTGACGGTTCAACAATTAATTTTTCTGTTCCCACTTCTGTATATACTGGATTCAATGTGGATTTGGGTGATTCAGAAGAAGGGGTTTTTGTTGAAATTCCGTTTGAAGGTACTGCGACTGGTGCCGGAAATCTATATTCAATTACAGTAGCATAAGGGATTAGGGGGGGAAATGAAAGTTACAATTAAGGGTCTTGGAGATTTTGAAGTAAAAGATTTGCCATATAAAACGGCAAGACAATTACATAGAAAAAACTCAAGAGTATTTTGGGGTAAAAGCGAGGAAGATGTAAACCCTGATGAATACTACGACCTATTGGAAGAGGTAAGGGAATTGTCCGGCTTGAAAGATGTCGAACTAAATAAATTAACAATGCTTGAGGTTGACCAATTACTTCAGCAAATATTAATGGATTATCTTGGTTTAAACCCAAAAGATTGAGGGGGTTGTCGTTTAGCGTATGGTGGCTTCGTCATCATACCTTACATATAAGCCCGTATTCCCTCCCTTATACCGAAGTCAGCCCCCTCACTTATTTAAAAAGGGAATTTAAAACTATAGATGATATATGGGATGAAATTGAAAAAATTGCCGAGGTTAATTATAATACCTCGAGGTCTATTGGACAGGATTTATTTCACCTCATCCCATTATTTACTAACCCAAATTATATTGTAGATGAATGGCATATAGAAATGATAAATGAATATAATTTAATGAAAAATTTTAACATATCACTTGGTGTATTGGATGATGTTTCGTCTGATAGGTTAAACTGTTTTAGTATTATACAAAACGAAGTAAATGCCATAGCAGAATACGAAAGGGTAAAAAATAATGGCAAGTAATTCCCTAATAATTAAGGTTGGTCTAAAGGGTGCCAAAACTGTCGTTTCTGGTTTAAAGGGGATAACCCGAGGAATTGGAAGGGCATCAGGGTCAGCATTAAAGTTTGCCACAAGTTGGAAAACCGCCCTTGTTGGTATTACTGCAATAGGTGGTGCTTTAAAATCCGCATCTAAATTCGCCGATGGATTAAGGGAAATTCAAACCATTGGGGGGCAAACTGAGACTGAACTCAAAAGTTTAGGCAAACAACTTCGACTTGTATCGGGGGAATTTGGTCAAAAGATTGGGGACACTACAAAGGCTCAATATGATATTATTTCAGCAGGAATAAGTGGGTCAGTCCGGCAAATGGAAACCCTCCGGGCTTCATCAAAACTTGCCGTAGCGGGTGTTTCTGATATAGGGACAACTGCGGATGTAATTACTTCGGCAATGAACGCCTATGGACAAGCGAATTTAAGTGCAAGCCACGCCTCAGATGTATTATTTAAAACAGTTGAAAAAGGAAAAACTACTATCCCCGAATTAGGTGCTTCGCTTGGTATGGTAATGCCATTTGCATCATCTGCCGGGATGTCGCTTGAAATGGTTGGGGCGAGTATGGCTCAGATTACAAAGGGTGGTGTTTCAACGGCAGAGGCGACAACGGCTTTGAAGGGGGCGATTGTTGCTCTTGATACGCCGACAAAAGGGGCACAAGCTGAGATGAAAAAATTGGGGTTTGAGATAAGCAGAACGGCTGAAGGCAATCTTGATTTTGAGGCAACAATGGAAGACCTTGCTAAGCTTGATTCCAAAACGATTAGTAAATTTGTTCCAAATGTTCGTGGTCAATTAGCGGTTAAATCTATTACAAAAGATATGGTTGATTTCGGGGCAACTGTTAAAAGTTTTAATGGAATAGCCGGGGTAACAGATAAAGCGGTTGCAAAAGTAAATTTATCTTTAGGTCAACAATCAAGAATGTTAAGGGAAAATCTTAAATCAGGGATGATTGAACTGGGTACAGAGATTGGGAATAAATTTCTTCCGGCAATCGGGCTTATTAATAAAAAACTTCAAGCGGTTGGGAAAATCGGATGGGGAGTAGTTGGCAAAAGAATTGTTGATAATATGGGTGCAATATGGAGTGCGATGGTTGAAACAAGCGGGGTTATGATTGGTCGGCTTGCGGATATTTTACCCTACCATTTATGGGAATCCTTGAAATTGATGTGGGATATGATAAAAAAAGTCGGAGTGTTTTTATGGGAACCGATTGCAAAAGGGTGGAAATTAATTTGGCTTGGAATTAAAATGGGGATTGTTGGCTCGATAAATTGGATAATTGAACAAACAAATTCCCTATCCGAAATGATGAATAAACTTCCCGGTGTTAATATCGGAATGATTCAAAAAATTTCTACGACCTATGGTGAAGAAATCAACAAATTATCTAATGAAACAAGCCGATTTGAAGAAATGTTTAGTGCTGGTGCAGATTCGTCTGAATCAGCCTCCGAAAAAATAAAAGAAATCTGGCAAAGCCTTAGCAATACTATTTTTGAACTTAATGACGAACAAAAACAAAGTAGCGAAGAGACTGCTGATAAATATGTCGATGACCAAAATAAAAAGAAGTCGGCGGTTTCAGTTTTAAAAGACCAAATAGACTCGGTTGCCGAATCTGAAAATAGAAGTTATCAAACCACATTGTCGGGTGTTAGAAGTTCAATTAAGGCATTTCTTGCACAATCAATAGCTAAAATGATTTCGGCTGAATCATCTAAGGGGATTTTTGGGATTGCTACTGCTACGGCAGGGGCAATAGCAATTTCTGCTCTATTTGATAAAATGGTTCCAAAGTTTGCAAAAGGGGGGTCGTTTATTACTGATAGACCTCAAATGTTTATGGCGGGGGATAATCCCGGAGCAAGGGAAAGGGTAACAGTCGAACCACTTTCAAGCCCCGGTTTTCAATCTTCGGGGAAAAATATTACTGTTAATATATCCGCACCCTTAGTAGATGAGACTGTCAGGGACTCAATTATGCCCTCAATTCAAAATGCGTTGTCAATGGAACTTGCTTAGTGTTAGACCTACCATCGGTTTATACAACTGCCTTGAGCAGTCCATTTCAAGAAAATTGGATAGTTAAATTATACTCTGATAATACGAATTATATTGGGATTAGCTTTGATAGTATAACGATTGATAGTGTTAGCTATACTGGGGCAATCCTCAATTCACCATCGTTGAGAGAATCCATTTCTATTGAATCCGGGAAGGCTTCGGTGGGGAATATATCTCTTGAAGTTGCTGAATATATGGTAGGGTCTAATAAATTTAGTAAGGAGATATTTACTGGGGGATATATAAATAATACTGTTAAGATATATTCTGTTCTTAATAGCAATACAAATATCAATAACGCCTTACAATTATTTTCAGGTGTATTAAGCAGTATGACAAGTGATGAAAATGGGAAATTGAAACTAACTATAATTACAACTCGACCTTGGGATGGAATTGAAATCCCAAACCAATTATCAGATTCGGGTGTTTATGTTCCTGTTGCTTATGGTGATTATGTCAATAACAACGCTTCCTCATCGAGCCAATTCAAGCTTTATCCTTCTCCTTTTATTAATTCAGAATCTAATTACCTCAATTTCGCAACTCACGATTCAATCGGAGCCGTATATGGAAGTTATTATGATTCATCTGCTAAAGTGTTTCCATCTTTATCTATGCAAGCATCAGTATCTCAAACAAAGGATGGTGTAGATGCTATTCAAGTTTTAAATAGCATAACGAGAACGTATAGAATTAAGCCTAATCTCAACGCAAATGATTCAAGTGACTATACTGACCCATTAAAAGCCATGAATGATTCTGTGTCTGATTATGCAACCGCCTCAATTAGTGCAGATAATGATACAGTTACTAAAAATCTCAAAATAGATTTGCCAAATTTATCTGGTAAGGTTACATCAATTCTAATGTATATAAAATATGATTATATATATGACCAAGCGAATGAAAGTGGAATTACTTCCGAGGTCGCTTTGAGATATATACATAAATATGGTGAAACGACCTCAGCGGTAAATATATTTAGTGATACTTCTATAGATTCTAATGAAGTAACCTACTCCTCAAGCGGGAGTGCTGATATTGACAACTCGGGAACAAGCCATACTTCTTTATCAATGACTTCTATTATAAGTGCTAACTCGAATAAATTACCTGATGAGATTTGGATTCAGAATTATGTGTCAAACAGTCATGAAAATCCAAGCAACTCCGAAACAACTTCAGAGGCTAAAATCTATGACATTTGGTTTCAAATAACTGTTGCCGAAGATACGGACAACGAACCTTCCTCGGCAGGAAAAGAAGTTGCAAGTTTGGATACTGTATATATTGGGACAGATGGATTTAGCAAATCTTGGTCTTCTGGTACTGCGAAAACCACCCACGATGTTCATAGGGATATTCTTTATCGTCTTTTAGGTATTACTGCATCTCCGAGAGTAAACAATACGACATTGTGGAGTACGATAGATAACGAAAAGAATTGTGAGGTAAGATTTTTTACCGAACCGAATAAGCCTAACAGTATTCTTAATTATCTTGAAACCCTCGCCTATGAGGGGGGTTTTACATTTCGATTTCGAGCAACGGGCGAGCCTGTATATAATTTTATTCCAAATAGTCCAAGTACCGACCTAACATTAACGCATAGTGATATTATTGATTTAAAAATTACTCATACTCCATTAACCCAATTAACAACGAACTGGACTGTTCAATATAATAAAAGCCCGGCAGGGAGTGTATATAATTCTAAATCAACCCACACTATGTCTGAAAGATATAATTATACTGGGGTTGAAAATAAGAAAGATATAAAATTAAAGTATACAGTTAGTGATGTATCAAGAACTGGAACCAATAGAAACGACTCTTTTCTTGATTATTATACTGATGTTCTGGGTGAAATCAAACAGATGGTTTCTTTTAATCTTGTTAATCCAACCAAATTGAAGTTAGAGGTTGGGGATTTTATTTCGTTTTCATCAATGGAAATTGACTCTATGGATGGAACTTGGTCAAACAAATATATAGTAACATCAACCTCAAGGGGAGTTGGTGGAAAAATGAGCATTACTGCAAGGGAAATTTAGATGGCATATTTCAATCACGCTGATTATGATTCGGGGACGAATTTAACCTTTGAGGTAACACCCGATATTGGGATAGCAACTGGAAAAAAATTCAGCAATATTATAAGTGAATCTTTCGGGGGTATCGAATATATAGTTCAGCCACACTCGGGCAAGAAAACTTGGTCGTGGAGTTGGTCTAATATTAGTTCTTCTTTTAAGGGGGAACTGGAAACTTTTAGAAATACCATTGGTGGTAACTATAAATCGTTTACCTATAATGATGGTTCCACAAGTTATACTGTAAGGATGGCTCCCGACAGTCTCCAATTCACAGAATCACAATATCAAAGATATTCAACAAATATAAAATTAAGGGAGGTTTCTCCATCATGAAGGATAAATTAGGAATGTCCGGGGAAGTGCAAGTTTCCATTCGGAAGGGCAAAAAACAAAAAATAAAAAATGCGATACATAGTGGGTTACGTTATACAATATCCGCTTCACTACAAGATGATAAAAGTTTTTTCATGGGGGGTGGAAATTTCGGCACGGATAATTTCGCCTCACCAACAAGTGCTGAAAATGGTATTGTAGTTCATAATTCAACGCCCACTTATTACGAAACGAAAACAACTTCGGCGACAGGGAGTACTGGGGCGAATACGCTTGTTGTGGTAAGTAGCACTCGGGCAGATGGTTCGAGTTATTCCTTAACCGGGGCAAAGCTTGGACACGATTATTCAAATGGTGGGTTTAGTATTACTTACGCCACAACCACATTCACGCAAGCCGTAGCCGATGGGCAACAATTAGATTTGACGTGGACAATTACACTTTCATAGGGGGAAAAATGAATATCTTTGTACCGAAATTTAACATAAAAATTGTAGGAAATGTCCATCTTCAAATTCGGGATGGAGACGGAGCAATCAAACAAGATGAAAAATATCGGAATGCAATTCACGATGATTTGATTAATGCAATAGTAACCCACATGGGGGCGAGTTCCGGAAGTACCGCTTATCATATCACAAAGGATAGCGGTTGGTTCACAACTGCTTATGGTATGCAAACGGGAAAAGATGGAATCATCATTTCACAAACAAGTGGCGACGCGGTTAAAACGTATGATGATGGTATTGGAAATGATTGCTATGATTTAAAGTTGTCTGAAGCAACATCTGAGGGGGCTTCGACAGGGGTGTGTTCTTGGACGGCAGAAGGAACTTGGACAGGAGCATCCGGCTCTGGGACTGCTACGAGTGGAACTTTTGACGAAATGCGTATTGGCAATAGTTTTGAATTTACTGGCGGTGAGACTTCTGAATTTTCAACCAATTTCGCAACCGCTGAATCTTCGGGTGATTTCACGGGTTTTACTTTAGATGATAATGATGTTTGTCGTGTGACTTGGACTCTTAGTGTTCCTGCCTAATGGCATCAATAACTATTACTTCGCCCACTTCGTCATCGGATTGGGAACGGGGTTCGACCCACAATATAACATGGACTAAAAGTCTTGGTGGGCTTGAAGAATTTGATAGTATTGACTTAAAATTATATCGAAATGGGACAAGCGGTGGAGATTACCTTTCTCTAATTACCTCGATTAATTCGGAGTCCATAAATTCATATAGTTGGACTATCCCCACAACTTTATCGGCTGATACAGACTATTATATTGAAGCTTATATGATATATGAAGAAGATATGCCCTAATGCCCTACGTTAATGATTTTTCTGATGCTTTTGAAATATCTTTGCCCGAACCAACAATTCGGACTGCTTCTGATTCGTTAGCAGTTTCCGAGTCTTTAAGTCGGTCAGTTTCC